GGAAATCCTACTACTGGCGGTTTTGGTCTCACTCTTACTGCTTGTAATACTGTTATTTACTTCTCAAACAATTACAATTTAGAGGTGCGTAAACAATCAGAGGACAGGGCCCATAGAATTGGGCAGAAAGGATCTGTGTTATATATTGATATTGTAGCAAGAAATACTCTTGATGAAGCCATTATGAAGGCATTGACAAACAAAGGTCAGATAGCTGCTAAAACACTTGGTGAGGAAGACTTAAGAGACTGGCTCTTGTAATTTATTAAACTCACTTAATCTTTGTAAAAATTTATCGCTGTATTCTTTCAAATCTGCCTCTGAGAGCCTAAACTCCTGATATTGGAGGTCTCGGGTGCAAATTGATATAACCCCCTGCTCTATGGGCCCGTAATTAGCTGTATGGGCTAAATAATAGGCTCCTAACTGTAGCTTATAGTCTTCTACCCACTCTTCTTTTTTTGGCCTGTTTGCTTGCTTCCAGTCCACAATACTTGGTTTTCCATATGCAACTGCAGTCAAATCACAGGTTCCTGCAAATTGATTTTTATATTGTAGGCTTATTTCATTACCCCATACCTCATCTAATTTTATATTATCCAAAATGGTTTTTGCCATCATTCTAGGTTTAGTGCCTTCTTCTGCTGCATTGTAATATCCTTGACCTGTAAGATAATATTCTAGCACCTGGTGCATCTCAGTTCCAACAGTCGATGCTTGTCTCATGATTCGATCCGCTTCCTGATCTCCCACCCGTCTACGCCAATTATCAAGAAATCTTTTGTCTTTAGTTGCGCTTAAAATGGTTGTGACTGATGGTACTTTGATATTATCAACTAAATACTTCCTGCCAGTTGTATCTGAAAATCTATTGTAATGTTTGTATGGATATTTTTTGTTTAATTTCATCTAGTAATTAATACAATTATGACACTAGCCATACCTGTAATTAATACACCTGCTGAAGTCAACATTATTTTTTCTATTCTGCTAACAGCTCTTTCTAAATTATGAATTTTATCGTGTGTTTGTTTTTGCATTATCCTGCAAAGTTTTTCGTGTGATTCTATTTTTTGTAAAGCTTCTTTAGACACGTCTGTTACCTCTCATTGCTATTGCAGTTCCTGTCGGATCATTTGGAAACAATGCCTGGAATTGAGCTGCATTCACTTGTCCGGTAGCCTGTGGTTGTTGTACTGGATTCTCTAACTCAACATCACCCATGACACTAGCTTTTTCGGCTTCAACGTTTCTTGACTCCTGGTCAACATCTGCTTCATCTGAATTACGCACAGCTGATTGTATATAATCAACTAACTGATTATCTGTCTCTATGTTACCTGAGCCTGGAGTAAAGTCTTGTGCAAACATTGACTCAACAGTTTCTTTCGGTAAATTTTTATCCTCGTATCTTGGTTTAGGATTTTCAAAAGGTGTACCAAGTAACTGTTCTTGTATTTTTACAGGATCAATTGTTTTAGGATCTATTCTTGGCATGTCTTCATCTTCATCATTTAAGTAATTCATAAACCTTGCAAAGGCTTCACGTTTCTGTGTTAAACCTGCAGCAGTTAATTTTGGTGTTACATTTCTGTACGCACCTGTTCCATATTTTTTACCTCTAATTTTTTTACCACTTAAAATTTTTAATTGTTCATCAACACCTAACGCATCATTCATTAATCTTAAAGCTACAGGATCTGATAATACAGAACCAGCTTTTCTTGCTAAAGCTAAAAATACTAATGGTGCTAAAGGATTTACAGCAGCCATACCACCACCAATTACAACTCCAGATAAAATTCCTCTACCTCCAGATAATGTAAATCTTCTTTGTAGAAAAGTAGATGTGTCTGATATTGCAACATCTGATATCGCTTTCATATAATCTGTAAATTTATAAAAATCATCAGATCCACCTTTACCTAAAAGTTTCATCATTTTGTCTCTACCAAGATCTTCAGTTGCTTTACCAATACCAAGGTTGTCCATAAATTTGTTAATGTTAAATTCTGCAAAATCTTTTGGTCCAAATCTTATTTTTGATACATCGTAAATACCATTGTTAAGTCTTACATCATCGATGCTAAAACCTCTTTGTCTTGCTATTGCATCAGTTCCTATTTCTTCCATGGCATCAGCCATGTATTTGTTTCCTGATTTTACACCTGCTTCCATTGCTACATCATTAAAAATTGATTTTGCTTGTGGACTTCCTGCTGTGTCAAATGATTTTAAGAATGCATTGAACATATATCTAGCTTTCGCAGCTTCAAATAAAGCTTTACCATTTGATGTTGCACCTTTTCCTGCAGCTCCAATAATTACTTTAAATTGCTCTATGGCTTCTGGTGAGTTTGATGCAAACACATCCCTTTCCATTGTTTGAAACATTCGATCTCTCGACATACTCTCAAGACCTCTTACTCCGTTTACACCTCTTTGTGTAAATAGACTTGAATCAAATTTTCTAAATGATTTTATTAATGGTGATTTAATAAATCCCATTATTGCTGAGAATGTGCCATTAGCATCAAGTAGTTTTGCATTTAATTGTTCTCCTTGTGCAATTTTAAAAGCAATATCTGCATCAGCAAATTCTTTACCGCTTTGTGCCACCATAGCATCGTAACCTTCTTTTATAGTTGTATCACTTAAAAGATTATCTTTTGTAAGTTTGCCACCAAAAGAAGCAAAATCTTTTTCTAATGCTTCTCTCATAGACCAAACTATTCCAGTAGGTAAATTTAATTGTGTACCTTCAATAGCTCTATTCAACATTTTCATAACACCACTATATTCTTTTGGAGTAACTAAA